GAAAAAAAGGTTGAAGTTAGAAAAGAGGAGAACGCTAAAGAAAGGTTAAAAATGGCGAAATTAAGAAGAGAACAAAAAAGTACCGAATAAAACAATAATAATTAATAACAATTAAAAAAATAAATAAAAATGGAATTATCTAATAAAATTCTATCAGACATAACTGTATATATGAAGTACGCTAAGTATATGCCAGAATTGGAGAGAAGAGAAACTTGGGAAGAATTGGTAACACGTAATAAAAATATGCACATCAAAAGATACCCAAAGCTTAAAGACGAAATAAATAAAGTTTATCAATTGGTGTATAATAAAAAAATATTACCATCTATGAGGTCCATGCAATTTGGGGGTAAACCAGTGGAGATATCGCCAAACAGAGTTTATAATTGTGCGTACATGCCTATTGATAGTGTAGAAGCTTTTAGTGAATGTATGTTCCTTTTATTAGGTGGGACTGGTGTTGGTTATTCAGTACAAAAACATCATGTAGCTTCACTACCACCAATCAACAAACCATACACAAAAAGGAAAAAAAGATTTTTAATTGGTGACTCAATAGAAGGTTGGGCTGACGCAATTAAAGTATTGATGAAATCTTATCTTAATGGTCGAAGTTCACGTATCGAATTTGATTTTTCGGACATCAGACCAAAAGGGGCTATGTTAGTTACGTCTGGTGGTAAAGCGCCAGGACCACAACCACTTAAAGAGTGTTTACTTAAAATAGAAGGTATATTAAGTCAAAAAGAAGATGGTGACAACCTATCAACAATCGAAACACACGATATTGTTTGTTATATAGCTGACGCTGTGTTAGCTGGTGGTATACGTAGAGCAGCTTTAATATCATTATTTTCAGCTGACGATGATGAAATGATTTCTTGTAAGGCAGGAAATTGGTGGGAACTTAACCCACAAAGAGGTAGAGCTAATAATTCAGCGGTACTAATGAGACACAAAGTAACAAAAGAGTTCTTTTTAGATGTTTGGAAACGTGTTGAATTATCGGGGGCTGGAGAACCAGGTATTTACTTTTCAAATGATAAAGATTGGGGTACAAATCCATGTTGTGAAATAGCACTAAGACCATTTCAGTTCTGTAACTTATGTGAGGTAAATGCTTCAGATATTGAAAGTCAGGAAGATTTAAATGAAAGAGTCAAAGGGGCAGCGTTTATTGGTACACTACAAGCAGGTTACACAGATTTTCATTACCTAAGAGAAGAGTGGAGAGAAACCACAGAAAAAGATGCTTTAATAGGCGTATCAATGACAGGTATTGGTAGTGGTACAGTTTTAGGTTATGATATGACAAAATCGGCTAGTTTGGTTAAAAAAGAAAACACTAGGGTAGCTAAATTAATAGGAATTAACCCAGCAGCTAGATGTACTACGGTTAAACCGGCTGGAACAACTTCATTAACATTAGGTACTTCATCAGGTATTCACGCTTGGCATAATGATTACTACATTAGAAGAATCAGAGTTGGTAAAAACGAATCAATATATGGATATTTATCTGAATTCCATCCAGAATTAATTCAAGATGAATACTACAGACCACATGACACGGCTGTTATTGAAATACCACAAAAATCACCAGAGGGTGCTATTATGAGAACAGAGTCACCATTTGAATTATTAGAAAGGGTGAAAAAAGTGTCACAAGAATGGATAAGTCCAGGTCATAGAAAAGGTTCCAACACACATAATGTCTCAGCAACAATTTCATTAAAAGAAAATGATTGGGATTTAGCTGGTGAGTGGATGTGGGAGAATCGTAAATTTTATAATGGTTTATCGGTATTACCTTATGATGGTGGAACATATGTACAGGCCCCATTTGAAGATATTACAGAAGAAAAATATTTTGAAATGATGAAGTCATTATTAGACGTTGATTTAAGTAAAATCATAGAAACAGAAGATAATACAGACTTAAGTGGTGAAATTGCTTGTGGTGGTGGGCAATGTGAGATTGACGTAGACTTATCTACTATCGCAGAAAAAGAAGAAATAAACTAATAAAACGTTTAAATAAAAAAAGAGCCTCAATACTGAGGCTTTTTTTATGCCAAAATTTACATTTCATATTTTTAGTATAAATTATATAGTTGAATATTTATTAATAAAAAGAAATGGCAGAAAAATACATAAATATATCGTTTCCATTTGAAGAAGACCCTAAAGGTAAATTTCTAAAGATGGAAAAAACTAGTAAAAGAGCGATTAAAGCCGATTTACTACATCTTTTATTAACACAAAAAAGGCAAAGACTTTATTTACCATCTTTTGGTGTTAACTTAAGACAATATATTTTTGAACAAAATGACGGTATAGTACACAAATCTATACAATCAGAAATAGAGGCAGCAATAAAAGAATTCATACCAAACCTAACAATATTAGAAATAACAGTATCTAAATCAGAAAGAAACGAAAAGGCAGCAATAGTTAGACTAGACTATAAAGTTACTTCGGCCTCTTTCGCTGGTACTGATTTTATAGAAATAGAATTATAAAATGGCAGCAACAAACAAAAAAATTAATTACTTCGCTAGAAATTTCTCAGATGTAAGAACAGAATTGTTTAATTTTGTTAAAAAATATTACCCAGAAACATTCCAGGACTTTAATGACGCCTCTATTGGTACAATGTTAATAGAGTTAAATGCGGCAGTATCGGACATGTTATCGTTTAACACTGATAGAATGTTCCAAGAAACACAATTAGATTTTGCACAAGAAAGAAAATCAATACTAAATATAGCCAGAACATTAGGTTTAAATGTACCGGGAAAAAGACCCTCAGTATCTATAGTAGATTTTTCTGTAAACGTTCCCGCGGCTGGGGATACATTTGACATAAGATATGCACCAAAATTAAAATATGGAGCACAAGTTTTGGGTGGCGGGCAAAGTTTTGAAACACTTGATGATATTGACTTTAGTGAACCACTAAGTGTTGGTGGTATCGCTAACAGGCTAATACTACCAAACTTAAATAATAATGGAACACTAGTTGGGTATCGGTTAGTTAAAAGAGAGTTTGTTGTTGCTGGGGTTACAAATGTTTATAAAAAAATTATATCAGAAGCTGACGCTATACCATTTTTAGAGGTGGTACTACCTAACAACAATGTTATATCTGTAGAACAGGTGGTATCTTTAGAAGGCACTAACCTACAAGGTAACCCAACGCTAAACCAATTTTCAGACCCAGACATAAGTTGGTACGAAATGGATTCCTTAATGGAAGATAAAATTTTCACACAAGATAAAACAAGACAAACAGATAATACAACAATCACGCCAGGTAAGTGGGTTAACACAAATAGAAGGTTCATTAGAGAATATACCGATAAGGGGTTTTGTAAAATGACTTTTGGTTCGGGTAATGCCGACCAAGAATCATTAGAAACTTACGCTAACAATAATTTCACATTAAGGATAGGTGATTTTATAAACACAACAGCTATGGGTGAAATACCTACAGTTGGCACTACTATGTATATTAGATATAGAACAGGTGGTGGAGCAAACGGAAATGTTGGGGCTAACACATTGACAGCAAAAGGCACCTATACCATGAAAGCTAATGGGCCGAGTAGTCAGATAAATCAAAGAGTAGAACAATCACTAACCGTTAATAACCCAGTTCCAGCTTTCGGTGGGGCAAATGCACCAAGCACCGAACAAATAAAAAAAATGGTTAGATATAATTTTTCTTCACAAAATAGGGCTGTAACACTAAAAGATTATGTTGTGTTAATTGACAAAATGCCAGGTACGTTTGGGATACCGTTTAGAAATAATGTATCTGAAAGACAAAATAAAATAGATATAGCTATATTAGGGTTAGATAGCCAAGGAAAGTTATCCAACTCGTCCTCAAACACATTAAAAGAAAATATAGCCTCATGGCTGGCCGATTATAGGATGATTAATGACTATGTTTTAACTAGGGATGGTAAGATTTTTGATTTAGGGTTTGAAATAGATATTTTTATAGACAAAGCTTTCCCAAAGGGTGAAGTTGTAGTAGGGGTAATAAATTCTGTACAAAAATATTTTAAGGTACAGGATTGGGATATGGGTGACAATATATACCTATCACAATTGGTCGAAAACATAAATAATGTTGCTGGGGTTTTAAACGTTACAGACTTCAAGATATATAATAAAACGGGTTCACCATATTCATCTAATGTTACGGTCCAAGACATATTAGATAACTCAACACTACAAATAAATTTAACTGAAGATTTCGCTTTATTCGCAGAGTACGATTCCATGTTCCAAATAAGATTCCCACAGACAGACATAAAGGTTAGAATTAAAGAATAGTTATGAGTCAGATATTAAAAGTGCCAAAAGAGTTAACCAGTGTTACAGCATTAGAAACAGCCACTTTTATAAGTCTTGAATTAAATTATTCCACAAAACCACTAATAGAATATGATTTGGTTAATGTGGTCAACCAACAAGAAGTTTTTGATAGGGAGAGAATCGCTGTTAGAGATTATAGATTTTCTGGTAAAATAAATATTTATACAGCAAATGAGTTATCACCTTCAACCGCGACTGTAACGGGTGCACTAAACGAGGATTGGGACCCTTTATTTGATGGAGAACCTCAAGTAACGCCTAACAATTGGTTACTACAAATACTATACCCACACAAAAAAGACCCCAATTATATTATTAGTTATTTTGGTGCAACTTCAAATATAAATTCAGAAGCAAACATGGGCCCACAAATTAAAAGTTTAACACTTGCATCACCAAATGGTGATGAACAAAAGTTAGGGGTAAAATGTGTACAAAAACATAATCTAAAAGTGGATGACTATATTTATCTATATAATAGGGAGATACCACAAAACCCATATCGTGGAATATATAAGATTATGAGTTTGGGTATAGACGGTGAAAATTTTGATACAGAATTTGTTTTAGATACACCATTTATTAATGACTATCTTATACCAAGTAATTATCGTAAAATTGTTAACACAACACAAATGGATATTAATTTTGAAAGTCAGGTAGAAATAAATTCCGTTACAGTTACAGACCAAAATGGTGGGGTTAATGGGTCATTTACTAACATTGATGAGATATACTTAAAAATAGAGACCCAAACCCCACACAACCTACTCATACCATTTTCAGCGTCATTTCCGTTAGGGTCTAACTCACCATCATATATTCCACCACAAGAATTTATACCATCATATATAGATTTAAGGGGTAGTGGTATTTTAAATGGAATTTTCAAAGTAGAACAAATAGTAAACAATAACACATTTATAATAAAATATGTCTTATTTACAACAAGCCCACTAACATCAAAAGGTCAATCACAAACATACACAACCAATAAACCCACATATAGGTCGTTAAATGGTACACCATCAGAATATTATGTTAGAAAATATAAAGTTTTAACAACAAATAAATACGACACATATAAATGTGCTTTTAGTACAAGCATATACCCTAAAACAATAATTAATTCTTTAGGTATTGCTAACGATACGTGGTTATACCATTTTAATGAAGATATAGATGTTGGGCCACTATTAGACCACAATAATAAACCATTAACAGAAATGTATTTGGGGTTTATTAAAAGGTCTGGGCAAAACACTTATCCATGGTCAGACGTTATTTCCGGATGGGAGTTCAATAGTAAAACAATATTACCAACCAACAGTTTAGAGACAATATCTATTTTTGTTCCTGGTGGAGTTGGCTCAATAGAGAAACCAAATAACCTATTTGATTATATAGGTGATTACTCAGAATATAATAGTTTTGAAATAGAGGAAAAAGTAATATCAAAGATAGTCCATAGATTTGGAATAAAGAGTAGCCCTAATACTAACGCGTATTTTTTAAAGCCATTTAAAAAACTACAAATAATGAATTTTTCTGGCATAATAGAAACTAGTAGTATAAATGAGCCCACCGTTGGGATACCTAATTATGCTGAAAAATACCCCGATGGTAAGATAGCGTGGAAAGATTTATTAAATATAGGGTTTATAGAACCCGATACCGGAAAAGGTGTTGATTACCCATTTGTTAACGGAAAACATTACTTCTACGGAGGTTATAATTTCTATATAAGAAGACAAATACCTAACGAAGATAAAATAGTTAACCAAGGGGATTTTAAAGTTGGTGAAATACAAGACGTTTGTTAATGGAAAGGTATAGTGTAAATAAAGTTAAAGGTCAAGATGTTAATATCGGTATCCCATCGGGGTTAAGTTTTACGCAGATAGGTTTGGGTGAATCAATAGATAGGTTGGTTGAGGATGAGACTAACAAAACAATAAACCCATACCAAGATGAGGAACAAATAGCGTATAAAACTACGGATGTAAATGGTTTTGATATATCCTTTAGGTTTTACAATAGAAACACTCAGATGTATGAGGAAGATTATTCTGTTATGGGGTTTAATACCGTAACTGGGTTAACAAAAAATTCTTTCACTAAAAGTTTTTTTAGGCTTTATTTTTATGATAAAAATGAGTCTGAAAATAGAAATTTAGTTTTATTTGAAGAGTTGGACGTTACAGGTACGATAGTACCTAAGCTTAAACTAAAAAGGGTTTATTGGTTTAGAA